AAAACACTTGAAATCCTCGATGTCGTACGGCCCGACGAGCTCGCCGGCGCGGACTAACTTTGGCTCTAGACCTTTTCGGTTGTGGGTTCCGGGAGTTCTAAGAACAGATGCGAGATCGCTAGTTCGGCTCCCATCAGCCTGAAGACCCGCCTGTTGACACAAACGTTTGAGCCCAGCGGAATAGCGCTGCCATCCACGAGGTTCCAGCATTTCTGCCAAGGGCCAATACGCATGGATACCGTTACCCGAGCCAACGTAGAAGGGTGTTGGCAAGCCATGAGCGGTGGCGAAGGCAGCAACGGCTTCGACAGCATCGAAGGAATCGCCATATGGTTTTCCTTCTCCAGCGTCGACGTCCAGCCAGAAGGCTTGCGCACCAAGCGCGTTGGACTGCTTGCGCGAATCAGGTGATCCGAAGGTTGCGCATCCATGATAGACCGTCCTGCCAAGCCCATCCTGCTGGGTGATAAAGGCTGCAAGTTCTGCGCATGTGGCGAAGAATTTGTTCCAGACTTTTCCTTCATTGAACACCGTCGCGCATTTGTAACCTTCTTGTGGCAGTATTCTTTCGAGAAACTGCAGCGCTGATGTCATGATAAAGTTTCTCGATGTGGCGGGGACGCTCCAGGTTCGACAGGTTGCTGGGGACGGGGAAGCCGCGGCCGGTAGCTATCCCCTTCTCCAGGAGAGCGAGGCGCCGACGCGCCTCTTCTCCCGCCGGCCCCCTCGGCTCGCGACCGCGAACCCAGGTGGCGGTGGTAGCGTATGGCCGATCGAACCACCAGCGCAAGTCGCCCGGCGTCATCTTCGCCTTTCGTAAACAGGCGACCAGTCGCTGGCTGAACGTCTTCATGTCGGCAGCCTGAATGCAGCGTCGAGCGCTGCGGCGATACCCGCATCAGGCTGTGCCGGGTTCGGGTCCATGCCGAAGGTATTCGGCGGTGGGGCAGCTGGTGCTGATTCGGTCGGCGCGTTCCGCTGAAGGAACGGCGGGATGCCATCGTCAGCTGGAGCTGCGGCCTTCGGCGCGCGCGGCTTGCGGGCCTTCGGCTCAGAAGGGGATGTCATTCCCGCAGGCTGGACAGGCATCCCGGTAGCTTGGCCAAAGCCCCCCGCACTCGGGACAGGGGTAGCTCCGAAAGGTCCATCAACGACCGGTCCAGGGGTTGGGGAGCCCCCGAAAGGGGCCGCAGGAGCCTGAGCACCCCCGAACGGCTGCGGCGGAGGGGCCATTGTCGCGGGCGCTGGTGCGGTGTGCTGAACCGGAGGTGCCAAGGCAGCCCCGTTCTGTTGCTGCGCATAGGCGAGCTTCTGCGCGTCCGCCTGCCCGGTCCACGGCCGGTCGTTCTTGCCGACCAGCTGGTCGGTGCCCTTGCCGGCGATCACTTTGTCAGTCAGCACTGCTGTCGCTTCGTCGACGTAGCCGACGGGGGAGAACTTCAGCACGCCCTGGCTCTCGAACTCGACGCGCGTGACTGCGTCCGGCAAATCGACGCCGTGGCCAGCGAGGGTATTGCAGTACTTGCCCCAGCCCTTCAGCGACGCCGGCGGGATACGCAGCAGGAACACCTGCGGGATGCCGGGAACCAGCACCGCCAGCTTCTTGACATCGTTGCAGGCCTTGGTGTCGGCGCCGGTGGCCTTGGACTTCGCCGAGCCCCAGGCGTTGTGCGGGCAGATCTGGCAGGTGGTGTGCTGCGGCTGACTGGCTTGCGCGCTGGCGCCGATGCCATTGTCCGACCAGCAGATCGGCGGGTTGGAGTTGTCGCCACCGGGCACGAAGGGCTTGGACGGGTCGAAGTAGATTTTGGACACCGACGGGTTGGCGTCGATCACGCAGACGTCGAGATTGAGCGTCTGCACCGGCTTCTCGTTGCCGGCGTCGTCGACCAGGGTGAAGCGGTTGCCTGCAATCGAGATGTGGGCGGGCGAGCCGGCGTTGATGCCGCCGAGGGCGGCGCCGACGAGATCGCGCTTCTGGCGCGCAAGGATGTGAGCGGGGACTTGATTCATAGGTTAGCCTTTCGGTGAGTTGAACAGGGTGTTGTAGCCACGCGTGATGTCGAGACCAGGTGGCTTGGTTTCGTACTGCTCGATGAAGTCCTCGACTTCCTTCTTCGTGACCGCACTTGTCAAGAAACGTTCGCGGTTTTCCCAGTCGTCGGTGATGAACTCCATCCACTTGGGACGATCGGCCACCTTGATGGACGTCCAGCGCTTGCGGTACATGGTGCCGGCAGGAGTGACGATGTTGGCTTTGCCTTCGTCGCCCCCTTGGGCGATCAGCATGGCACCGCCGGCGTTCTCAATCGCCTTCATGGCGTCTTGGTACGGCTGGAGCTCGGCAGCGTGCTCTTTGCTGCGCTTCTCGACGTAGTTGCGCAGCTTGATGTATTGCGCGATGAGGTCATTGGCGTTCATATCTTCCCCTTTGCCAGTGCGAGCACCAGCCCTTGCAGTGTCTCGTTGCTCTCTAGCCGCCGGTAGATTTCTCTTTCCACCGGCGTAGCCGCCAGCTGAACAATTGTCGTTGCGTGAACCTGTCCAGGTCGGTCGATCCGTTTGTTGGCCTGTAGATAGGTCTCGGTTCGGTCGGTAGGCGCGTACCAGACAATCGTCGACGCCGCGGTGAGTGTAAGGCCATGAGACATCGTTCCCGGGTCGGCAACCAGGACACGGGGATGTTGAGCTCCCATGAACGCAGTAAACACTTCGTTGCGCTTAGCCGCAGATACCTCGCCATTGATGATCTCCACCGAGTAGTCCTTTTTCAACTCTCGATGTAGCATATGTACGACACTTGTAAAGGGGGCGAAGATAATAATTTTTTCGTTGCACTGCTCGATGATCTCGCGGAGTGCCTTCACGCGCGGCTGCGCCGAGACCATGTGGATCTCGCGGTTGGCGCCATACACTGCTCCGCAAGCGATCTGTAGCAGCTTCAGCCGAAGTGCAGCCTCGTTGGCCGCAGTGATCGGACCTTTGGCCGCCTGGATCACCAGGTCGCGCTTCATTTCCTTATAAGCCTTGTTCTGTTCCGGCGAGAGCTCGACGTCGCGCTGCTGCACGGTGCACGGCGGCAGGTCGATGCAGTCGGAGATGGCGAAGCGGACGGCAGGCTGCATCAGTTTGTGGGCGGCCTCGTGCGCGCCTTGCTTAGGCACCCATTTAAACTGGCTGACCTTGACCATGACGCGGTCGTGGAACGAGCCCCAGCCTTCGCCGAAGGCGTTGTTGACCAGCTTAGCCATGCCGTAGGCATCAGTGGGCCCGTTCGGCGTTGGTGTGCCAGTCATCAGCCAGAGGTAATCTTTTGAAGCGAGGAGCTTGCGCGCGAGACGATGGCGCCCAGTGGTCCTGTTTCGATAAGCGCTTGCTTCATCGATGATACACATTCGGATATCGTCTCTGGCGGCAAGCTGCTTCTCGAGGACTTCAATTCCATCGTAATTGATAATGTAAAAGTCAGCTTCCTGTCGCAGGAGCTCTGCTCGCTTGGCCGCACTTCCATGCAATACAACGCATTTTCGTCGACCCAAAAGATTCTGGAAGATGGCATCGGCCCATACCCTTTCTAGCGTCGATAGCGGAGCGACAACCAGACAACGCACCCCCACGTTGCAGCGCATAACAAAATCAGCAGCCCAAAGGGCGGCAAGAGTTTTACCAGTCCCCATATCGTTAAGCACGAAAGCACGAGGATGCACGGCAAGGAAATTAGCAGTAACACGCTGAGCATTAAACGGTACGTATCGTCCCGGCCAGTCATAGGCAATGTCCATGGGTTGGATGGTTTCGAAGCCGAGGTAGCGAAGCAGCTGGAGATTATAGAGCGTGGCGGGGGCAGCGACAAAGCCATTGTGCAGACGCACCGAGCCTGGCACGCTGTCAGCGATCTCGGCCGCTCGCGGGGTATCGTAGACAACGACGTTACGTTGAGCGTCAAACCACATCGGGGACCAATCGGAAGTACATAGTGCCCGCGACCTTCCAGCGGATCAGCTTTAAGCCTAAGCGCTTCATTACGGGTTTCCATTGCGCAAAGCGAATATCCCAAACCCAGTAACCCATCAGGGGGCCGCCATCGGCGTTGCCTCCATAGATGTAATTGAACAAGCGTTCGCGCGAAAACTCATGCAGGATCAGATGGCAGAAGGCGTCAAACCGTGAACCCGGTGCAAAATCCCTGCTGTGCGCTGGCCGCAAGGGGAAATGCTCAGTATGGTAATTGTGGGTTATAGTTCGGTTCTTCCGGTCGATCATAATCCCGTTGTGTCTGATCATGCTTCCATCCTCGTGGATGAAACCACCTTGAACTGGTGCAGGATGATGCGCTTGGCAGTCTCGAGGTTGTCGTAGGCGAACGCGAACCCCCCGGCCAGATTGACATCCTGGAGGCAGCGGCGCTGCAGCGCCGTGCAGCCATCCCACGGCGTCTTGTACTTGTTGGGCGCCTTGCCCTCGGCAGCAATGAAGTTTCCCTTCAGGCAGAAGAAGTCGTCGACATACCCCTTGCCGTAACCGGTGGGAACGATGGTGACGCGGAAGGCGCCGATCGATTCCATCCAGCTGCGGAAGTCCTTCTTCAGTTTGCCCTCGGGGGTTTCCTTGCTCATTGCTTCGTCATCCCCGTCACGGCTGCCGGCGATGCCACCCCCTCGGAGGTGAACATCATGCCGACAATGGCCGCGTGCTGGAGATACAGGTCCGGTGCCATAAAGAAGCCATCGGCGCGAATGGACTTAACGAGCTGCGGGAAGACGAAAGTAGCCTGGATGTCTGGTGGCACGCCCCATTCGATCATACCGGCGGGGAGGAAGAAGGTGACTTTCATCGTTGCCCCTTTGTGTTGTTCTCGCAGTCCGTCACGTCACACCATCCACACAGCGGGTTTCTCCGCTTGGGGAAGTCCTCGATCTCCATGCAGTTTTTCACCGTGTTCATGGTTGACCGGATGTCTGCCAGCTTCTTCTCGGTGTCGGAGACGTCGTGTGCCTTGCCGACTTCATTGTCCTGGAGCCAGACGTAGTGGCCCCGGACAGTTTGAATGGTGGGCAGCCATGCCTTCAGCAACACAGCATGTACTTCGAGCTCTGCCTTCTCCTCACGGCGCTTGCCGGTCTTCCAGTCGAAGATGGCTGCCATGGGCTGGCGAATTACTGTGGCGTCGATCTTGCCGCGCAGCCAGACATCCTTGGCGAAGAAATCGCAGGCGTCGCCGGCCTCGTTGATGCCCAGCATCTTCTCGGCCATGGCGTTGGCGTCGATCAGCGGCTTGGCGATGACTTCGTACTTCTCCATGCCCTTGGGCCACGGGTGTGCGCTGTCGCCGTGCTTGATCCTCACCTCAAAGGCCGAATGAACCTCGTTGCCCCACTTCATCGCGTCGGTCTGCACGAACTTCGGCAGATCCTTCTTGATGTACTTCCTGAACGCCTTGTAAGGGCAATTGTCCCAGTCGTTCAGGAAGGTGTGCGAGGCAACGGGGAGTTTCATTCTAATGCGCTTTCTATAGCGTCGAGCAAAGCGTAAATGTCCGCGCCAACAGAGCCTGACTGGTTTAGTGTGTATCGAATCGTGTCAAAACAGTCCAGCAACTCGCCGCGCGTGATAGTTTCGTTGCGGCGTTCGTCAATGCGTTCCGCTTCTTCGCGGTGAAGCCGGAGTTCGTATTCCTCCGGCGTTTCCTTGTTGCGTTGCCGGCTCATTCCGCCGCCACCGCGTGCAGCACTTCCAGTGCGGTTGACGGGTTCGCCGCCGGCTCCATCTTCGAACCATCCTCGCGCGGGTGAAACTCCTCCACGGCCAGCGCGGCGTAGCCGGCGATGTCGCGCCATGAATCGAAGTTCATGGGGTCGCCGTAGATGATGCGGCAGGTCTTCAGCAGGATCATCTCCGCTGCCTCGCGCTGCACTGCAGTCATGCGGTGGAACGCCGGCGCCGCCCGCATCAATGACTTCAGCGCCTGGACACTGGTGGCCAGCTGGCTGAAGTCGCCGTACTTGGTCTCGCGATCGTTGAGGGTATCGGTGACGCTCATTTCTTCTTCCCTTTCGGTTTGTGACCGTACTTGCCCCGGTCAGCTTCGTGGAACTCCTTGGCTACCTTAGTCGGTATGCCAGCCTTCTTCGCGAACGCAGGGTTGTGCGCCGCCGCGCTCATGAACTTCTTCTGCTTGGTCGACTTGCTGGGCATTACATCGTCTCCGATACGCTTACATCGGCGCCCAGCGGAATGCCGGGTAACCAATCGGGTGAACGAGTCATCTCAACTGTAACAACTTTGACAAATGGATCAACTAATTTTTCCGGTACTACCCACACCGCAGCATCGTGTTCCAACTGCGCCGGGCGGATGCCGGTGCGCGCCAGGATACGCAGCAGACTTTGCGACATGTCCACGCGCGACATGAACTGCACCACGTTCTCGACCAGCTTGCCGCCGTACAGCTTGGCCCAGCCCTTGCGGGTCTTGTAGCGCCAGTAACCCCGCTGGTCATAATCCCTGATTTCTTCGCGCATTTGCTCCGGCATGGTGGCCAGAGTGGTAAGGGTCGTCAGCGCGTTTTCATCCGTGGATGGCTCGTAGAAATGGAGCTCGGGATACCAGATCGGGATGCCTTGGCAGGTTATCTTGTTGGTTTCGGCGGTGAGTGGGCCCCACTGTATGGAGGTATTTGTTCCGGCGAGAGCCGAGATGATTCGGCTGGCTTGTTTCCAGTAAGCGACGACGTTGGGATGCGTAGAACGGTACAGATCACGGGCTGCGAGTCCCTGCTCGGCGGACAGCATGACAGGAGGCCCGTAAGTTCCGCGTTTAGCGGTGCGCACAATAGTATCGGCCCCGCTCCCGTAACCACAGGAGAGCTCAAGTTGCTTACCAACGCCCCGTTCGGCAGCATCAGTTTTTGTGATGTCTCTTCCGTAGAACTTGCTGGCGATGCCCACATAAGGGTCGTGGCCAACAGCAAACCTTTCAATGACATCCCATTGCTCCGCTACATAGTTGAGGATACGGCACTCGATCTGCGCCTTGTCGGCCTTGACTATTTTGCGCCCGCTGGGAGCTCGAGCTCCTTTGCGGAGCATTGAGCCGCGCTTAAAATTCTGCCAGTTAACCTTATCTGCACCGCCCCATCGGGTAGTGTGCGCAGCGCAGTAGCTGAGATAGACAGGCATTGGTCCACGGGTAGCCATAAACCCAAGGCGTTCTGCGCGTGTCTGATCAAGCGTAGATTTGAGCCCAAGTCGAGCTTCGGCAAGTGTTCGAATGCGTTCGTCGCCATGCTCTAGCAAGCCCACCATAAAGTCGTCGGTTTTAGCGAAGGCCGGGATCAGCCCGTTCTTGCCCTGCTTGGTTTCTGGCTCGACGCCTTCGTCGAGGAGGAGCTGAGTAAATCTAAGCGCTGACTGCAGATCTTCAGACGTAACTCCAAGTTCTGCAAGTAATTGCTTCTTACGTTCAGCTTCATAGGTCCAGACTTTCGCAAAGACATCGATATCCCCTTCCAGCTGCGGCTCGGTGAACATCCGAACCGTCATGTCTATGACCTGGTACTCTTCCTGCGGAAAGCCAACGCCCAGGCGATTGAAGATGTCCCAAGTGAGCGCAACATCGTGCAGACACCCTTCGGCCAGTGTGGCTCGAAGATCAGTATCCATATCAGCCCAACGCCGGCCACGCATGCGATCGTAAGGCACAGTCTTGCCTTGAAGCCCATAGTGTCGCGCCAGCGACTCCAGGCCGACAGAGAGGTGGTTGCCGAGTTGTAGCCGCGCCATTGAGAGGGTGTCGAGGATGAATTTCGGTTTGATGCCATAGTGGTGACTCAGGATGAGGCCATCGAAGTGGGCGTGGTGCATCAGGACAGCGTATTGTGACCAGTCGTATTGCTTCAAGGCGCGAGCAACGGCCGGGCCGTTTACCCATACCTTCGGGCCGCCGTTAAGTTGAAAGCCACACCCCAACGCTTCAAACCTGGCGTCCCGAACATAATGCTCGGTCGTCAGCTTCTGCAGCGTGTAATCGTCATCGAAGTAGGTTTCGAAGTCGAGGGCGAGGATGTTCATTTGCTCTTTCGATTTTTCGCCATGCCCGCGAGTGCGGCTGCATACTGACCGTGATCAGGCTCACGGTCGATCATTTCGCGATGCCAAGGCGGGCTGGTCCGCTGCGCCACGTTCAAACCACGCTCGTACAGCGCTCGCTCAAACCGCTTCAGGTCGGCTTCCGAGATGTCGATTCCGATTTCCCGGAAGGCCCCGCATAGCGGAACAGTGATTTCGATCATGCCGGATATGGTCATCTCGCGCCGGATGTCATCGTAGGAGGCGATGATAGCCGCCACAGAATCCTCGCAGACGCCAAAGCAACCTTTCCGTGTTGGCGGGCTGGTATGGCAAGAGCACATCACGACCTCGCCGAGCGGTGCGCCGCGTCGTATTGCTTGGATCGCACGTTCTCTGTCAGTCATGACATCTCCTCGGAAAGCCAGAGCAGAATCTTTGCCATACCGAGCGCGTCAGGCATTGGCGTATCCTGCGTTTCGGAATCTTGACGTGCCGCTTCCATGGGGGCTTGAGCTTCATGGACTAATCCTCCACGCGGTTGATCGCGCTGCAGTTCGGGCAGCCCATAACAGCCCCCACGGATAGTTGGCCGAGATAGCAGTAACATTCGTGGCACTGATATCGGCCGTTGCTGCGCACCGCTTTGGCTGGCTGCAGTGCCTGCATTGCGCGGCTGACCTCCGCATGGTTGTGGATGATACTCATGGTCCCTCCATGCACGCGAGGCAACCCGGATCTGGAAGCTCTCGCATCTTGTATTGCGACGAACAGGTGTGGCGAATGCTGTTTCCTTCTGTCGATTTTACAGGGAGCGCGTAAAGAGAATTGACCGAACGAGTTGCTTCCGACAGATCAACATTCGATTTGAACTCGACAGGCTTTCGATTCGTCGATGTGTCCGGGCCTTGAGTGGGGGGAAGCGTCCCGGATAGGTAGCACTTCCAAGCGGCTGCATCCTGAGCATTACGGAAGGTGGCGAGCCATCTGCGGCCTTCAAGATGGCCCATTTCGTAGACGCGCCAGCGATTGAACAAAAGTGACTTGAGGATGATGTAGTGCATCACGCACCTCCGCGATCTGTCGATGTGTCCGAAACCGTGCGACCGTCAGCAAGCCCACGGTCGTAACCTTTCTGTTCCTCACGGATCAGTGCCTGACTGTGATCCGCGCCAAGCCGGTAGAACTCGCGGAAGCTTTCGTTGTCCTCGCTGCGGTAACGCTGGAGTTCCTCAGAAAGATCAGCGATAACCCGCGCGATGCCGCCGTCTACCTGTGCCATTTGGCATAGTGTTTCGTCTCCAAGATGATCGACGCCAAAGTGGTTCGCAGCGGCCTTTGCATCGGTAAACACTTCACTGCAATGGAAACAGCGCCACTGGTCCGGAGTTTGGGCAAGACCGGCAGTCGGAGTTATGATTTCTTCGCAAACGTCGTGGGCCAGATCATTAAGGATGCCCATGATCCGCGACTCCGCATCGGTTATGTACCCGTCTGTCTTCGGCATGTATTCGCGAATGATCTTATCGACCCGCTGGCTGATGTCCCAAAGAGTCGCTTCAGATCCTCCACCGTCGCGGAGGTGCTCCAGAAAGAGCACAACATCCTCGACGGCCTTCATATCGTCGGCCCAGACGTTCATGTTCTTGGCTTCGCTATTGCGTGCCGACGTCATCACATCGAAGGTCTTGTAGAACGCGCCGAGCACTTGCCGCAGTGTTTCGGTCTCGGGAGATGTCCGGTCGCTCATTTCAAGACCCCACAAACGCGATGATCGGTCCCAAGATCAAAACGGCGAGCCCGATTATGCCGGCGAGGATGAGTAGATCCGATAGCTTTATGGTGATCATCTCGTGCCTTCCGCCTGCCATCCCTTGAGGATGGCCAGCTCTGTCTCGGCCTCACGCTTGGGACGGTAGCCGAGAATCATCAGGGAAGTGATGTAGGTATGGTCGCCGATCTGGCCCTTCAGCCACTCGTTGTCGCGCTGCATCTTGCGCTCGTTGAGGATCGCGCGGGCTTCCTGGTCGGAGAAATGGGGGTTCATCACTTCCTCACGGGCATGCGCAGGAAAACAACCAACGCGTTCAGCAACAGCCAAATGGCCAGGATCAGCATTCCGGTGATCATCGCGTTCCCCTTGAGCTGTGGTGGCCGGGCTTTCCCCGGCCTGTTGCCACGGCATGGCCTCCTAGGTTGGTCGTTAGTGACTGCCAACCCTAGTTGAGTTGCTAGAGTTGGCAAGGGAAATCAGCGCAACAATCTTGCGTATTTAACAGTATGGTTTCTGCCTGAGACGATCGCGCGCCCCGGCGGGTTCAAGGTGGCGGTACATGCCCCCAGAGTATCTGGCGCAGTCCAGCGCCGCGCCACTGGCCACCATCGCGGCATTTAAAGTGAGTTGTCCGGGCTCGGCAACACCCAGTGGCAAGCCTTGCGCACGGCAGACGCCAATGCGTCGGTTATAACTCCATGCGCCAAGGGTGCAGGAGACGGTGAAGCCCTCCGTGAGGCGTACTAATTGGTTACGCGCTAACGGTCCATTGGGCTCGAAGAGCTCCTCGGCGTCGATGCCGGCGAGGCGGACATGCACGCTGGAGATAACGAGGGTATCGCCGTCGATGATGCGGGCTGCACCCGATACTGAGGTGCAGCCGATCGTGAGGAGGGTGCAAAGCCAGTTCATTTGTATACGGCGATGCCGCGACTGTAGTTTGCCTCCAGCCAACCGGGCTCGCGGGATGCCATTTCGCCGGGGGGCATGAGGTAGAGCGCGCAGCCACGGGGGTCACCTTGAACGTAGTAGGCCCAGCCCGGATAACTCAACATGATCGCCCGCAAGCGCTTCAACGCACCAGCTTCACGATCCGCCATTGGGTGATACGTCGTTTTGTCGCCGCTATGCGGGTGCCGTTCACCGTAAGGCTTTCCGTCATCGTTATGCTCAAAAATCTTGCCGCACAGTTTGCCACGCGCGATGCACCACGAGGCCGCGCCAGTTTCCCAACCGCATTCGAGCTCATGCCAGCGATGCAGCGTCATGCTGATTCGCCGCAGTGCTTCCGCGTCATAGGTTGAGATGCCGGCTTGGCAAAGCCGCTTAACAGATTCCTGCATTGTCTTCCCCTTATGTTGAACTCATCAGCGCCAGCCTAACTGGCGGACACCCTGAAGACAGGTCCTTCGGGGTGTTTCGTTCTTTAGGCCAGATCCCGCTTCACCAGTTGTTTGCAGTCCGCCGGCAGATCCGACCAGCGCGCGTAGCGGTGCTTGTTATGGTAGCGATAGCTCGCTACCTCGTGCGTTTCCATCTCGCCATGCTGGCCAAAGCCCTGTGGATGGAACGGCGTCGCGTTCATCGCCACGTAACTCATATGGCCATTCTCTACACCAGCATAAATCACGGTGTAGCGGTCAATGGTTTTGGGATGGTCGAAGACCGCCAGCACGCCAGCGGGGCAATCGCCATCTAGCCATCGTTTGGAGCACTTTCGCGGTTTTGCAGACATTTTGCTTCCTTTCGTCGTGAGTTCCACGCGCTGGCGTGGCCGGTGGTGAGTTATTTTTGGTTCGAGGTAGTTTGGGCGCTTGGGATTTTGCGCTTATGGGCGGGCTTTTCTAAGCTTAGGCACATTCGCTATATGCTCGCGCGCTTCGCCAATCGCCGTTCTAACCATGTCGGGAAAGTATGCGCCATAATTGCAGCCGTCGGCGCGCGACTTCGCAGCCAAGCCAATATGTTCCTTAAAGAAGTCGCGCGGGTCCGCGTAGATTGATTCGCCTAGATAGTCCGCGGCAATCTCGGCACCGTGCCAATAGACTGCCACTTTGGTTTGGAATGCTTCCCACTCGCCGCTTGCCAGCTTCTCGGCAACTTCGCCGTTAGTGTCCCACGACAGATCAATTGTGTGATTTTCTGGTTCGATGGATGCGACGACGCGAAAGTTTTTGGTTTTGAACGTGCGCATTGTGGTCATTGGTTTCCCTTTTCAAAATATCCAAGTTGAGACGACGGCGATCGGGGCGCCCATCAAGAGGGCGATGAGGGTGATCAGGATGCGGTCAATCAGCATGGGATTCCTCCACAATGTCGCCGGCCAGTGACCATAGAAGGCGCTGCAAATTCTGTTCGTGGTCTGCCAGATCCTCATCATCCCATGCGCCGTATTCCTTTAGTTCACTTGCCAGCAAGGCCGGATCGATCCCGGCTAGTTGCGCGGCGATGTGAGGGACGCGGGACAAGGCTTGCACGTCCTCATCGCAACTCCCCTGATGACTGGCAGAACGCGCCTCATCCAGAGACATTTGCAATTCGATCCGGCCGGACGACGTTGACGCCCATTTCGGACCAGCACCATCGCAGTCATCCGAGTCGTACAGGTGGAAGCCGGCTTCCTTCATTGCCGCTGCAATGGCTTCTAGTGTGTCGGAGCTCCATTCCTTCCCACTCATGAGCTCTTGGATATCGTACAGCGCGCGGCCATAGCGCAAAGCGGATTGTTCGTCTGTCTTGATTGGCATGGTAGTCTCCCCTTTATAGTGTGAACTCGTCAGGTGCAGCTTGACTGCACGACCAGCGGGTGAGGCTGGTTTCGTTCTTTAGAGATTGCCCCACTGGTCTGCCATTGCGGCTGCGATTCCAGTGAGAGTGCGGGATCGCTCTTTCCATCTATCGGGACCGGGTGAAGCGTGGTGAACGCGCGGCGTGCGACCATCCACGATCTTGGTCGGCTTGAGCAGCGGCAGGTTTTTGAGACGCAAGCCAGTTGCCTTGATTTCGCCGTGACCATGCTGCCACGGCTGCACAAACTGCGTAGCGTGTCCGCAGCGGCCAAGGGCGTAATTGTGCATGACCGGATTTTCACGGCATATGCGATCAATTGGCGCCTCACCAAGCCTGTTGTAGTGGTCGGCTGCCTCGTCAGCCTTGCGCCAGCGTTCAAGATCCTGGCCATTCTCCTTGCGCCCATTGATATAAAGCCAGCGCACGCCACTGTTGCAAAGGTACGTGCACTCGGGATGGGCGATCATCAGATCAAAGCCGGCATCCATGAGCCCACCAGCATCACCAAAGATAAAGTCCATGATGTCGCCCTGATAGTGCACGCCCTGCCCCCGAATGGCTGCATAGTCACCGCTGCCCCACAATTTGTTGCCATCATCAGCTGGCAACAGATCCACCGAAACCGCGAAATGGCCACGGGCTGCGAACGCGCGGCGAATCACGCCAGAACTCTCTTGGGCGATCAGGACGCGCATGGGTCACCATGAACTAGCGCCAACGCTACTAGCGCGCGGCAAGATGCTTCCGGAATGTCAGCCACATCATAAGCGATGTCGGTTGATCGCCCATCGGGCAGCTCGGCGAAGCCTTCAAAAGCCAAAAGCGTATTGTCGTCTGCCAACTCGACGCCGCAAGCCTGCAAGTCCACGTCGTGCTCTTCGAGCTCGGGATACGCCGCGCGGACGGCGGCCATGTTGTGCAGTAAATAGGAGCGTGTCATGTTCTCAGCCTTTCGGGTTTTGGTGGTTAGGTGCCAATAGTGTCGTCGGTGACTTCGCCATCCGTCAATTCGGACATGCTGATTCGCGGCGTTTCAACGTGCCCGGGCAATGGCGAGCGTATCCAAGCCAAATGGTCGCGAGCGTCCTTATCGCTGATGCCGCGCGCTACCATGATCTCGTAGGCCTGTTGCGGCGTTGGTGGGATGTAAGTTTTAAGATCAATGGCGGTTGTCAGCTTGGAGCACTCTGCATTCCATTGCTCGCGGCTGCACAAGCGTTCAAAGGGTGATCCCGGACCACACCACCAGCGGGGATGCGCCAGTTTGCGCACAGGGCGTCCGTTCCTACCGCTCTCAATCCAATACAGATGCGGGTGAGACTGTGCGCCGATCGCCTTTACAGCGTCAGCCTGTTGCGCTGGCGCAGCCAAATCAGCCTTAGCCAAGCGATCTACGATATCAGCAGGGATTGCAAACTTGCCCTTCTCCCAATTGAAGACAGTCAAGCGGCTGACGCCAAGTTGTTTAGCCATACCTTCCTGCGTCAATTTGTAGTTTTTGCGTATTACCTTGAGCTCTGATGGTGTCATCTGGCTTTTGCTCCTATACTCGTGTCAATTGAAAACCGCTATAAATATATAGCGAATGTATTGTACTTTCGCTATACAAATATAGCCGTGTTTGCGTAGCTGGCAACACAAAAGTATAGCGTTTGCGCGGCAAATTTGCATGGGTATAGCTTCGAGCCATGCAAGCATTGCATGGATAAACTACCATTGTTCCCCCGCTAAGTATGTGTGAACATTAAGGTAATTGGAAAGTGTTCACGTTATAGGCTATAATAGTAGTATTTCCAAAAGCATGAAAACAAAGTATAGTGAGCAGTGTATAGCGGTGCACTATACTCTTACAAACACTAAAGGCTATCCTAATTTCAAATACTACTACTACTACTCTACTTTCATGGTTATCCTATTGATTCCCCTTTGGATAATGCTAGCGAAGTATAGCGCAAAATGTATAATGCTAGCAGATGTATAGCTATTTGCTACCCAATCCGCTTGGTTAGAGCACGACGCTATATATGTATAGCGCGCAGTGGCACGTGCACCACACGCCACACGCGAAACAATATTGCGCGAGACACATTGTTGCTTAACTCAGGGTTTTTCGCGGGGGACGGGCGAAAAGTTATTTTTTATGATCCGCGCCAAATACCGCGTGCAAAATTTTAAAAACGATGTCCCTAATACTTCGGGCATTCAGCCCACCTCCCAGACTTCCCCGGCTTGCGTGCCGGGTTTTTTGTTTCTATGTTCCCCCGATGGCACACCAGCAGGAGCGCAACCGCGGGGTCATCCGCGTCATCCTCGAGCAGGATGCCGGCTTCACCGCATGGCTGAGCGACCAGTTTGGAACCATCCTGAAACGTTTTAACCAGCTGGAGACCACCATGGGTAAGCTCGAAGACTACGTGAAGGACATCAAGGACGCGCAGGAAGCAACCGACGAGCATGTGGCGGCGATCAAGGACGACATCGCCACCTTGCAGGAGAAGCTGGACGCGATCCCGAC